AGAACCTTCTGGTTCGCGATGATTCCGTTGATCTTTCTCATGCCCTTTGAGATTGCGCGAGCCTGAAGACCGATACTGTCCTTGTCATAATCCCCAACAAGCTCTGCCTTTGGAGAAGATGCTGCGACAGAGTCCCAGATGATCGTGATCGGAACATCCTTCTGCATTGCACGAGCCTTCATGATTGTTGCCTCAGCAATACTCAAGACTTCTTCTGTGCAGTGCGTATCGACATACACAAAGCGCTTCTTGATGTCAACGCCGAGGAGAGAGAGGTTCTCCACAGATGTTGCATTCTCAGTGTCGATATAGACAACGATTCCACCCATCTTTTGCGTGCTCACAGCAAGCTGGATGGCGATGTGTGACTTACCAATTGACGGTGGACCAAAGATCTCGACGATTCGGCCTTCAGGAAGCCCACCGTCAATCCTGTTTCCAATGATTGTATCAAGCTGCCTCGACCCAGTGCTAATCCAGCGATTCACATGCGTCGGAGAATCATCATAAGCGAGGTTATAAGCAACCTTTGTTCCACACTCTTTGTTGAGCTGCGAAATAAGGTCTGAGGTAAAATCGTCTTCTTGCTGCTTCTTCTTTGCCATTTCAAACTCCACGCAAAAAAATAACAGCGCCCGAAGGCGCTGTTCAACGATCATCTCAAAATGATTTTGCTAGAAGTTAGCTAGATCATTGAATGCATCGTCGAGGTCCTTGTACTTCGTGCTTGAAGTGCTTTCGGACTGGTCAGCAGAAAAGGGGTTGTCGTTGCTTTCCTGGCGTTGCTCCTGCTGCTGTTGCTGCATTGCACGTGCAGTGTCCTCATCAGGAGCTCCTGCATCAAGCCACTCGTTGATGATCTTCTCAAGCTCCTCATATGACTTGCAGGTGTACAGCTCGTCAAGGCTTGGGAGATTATCCATCCACTCCTTGATCTGCTTCTTGTCGTCAGAGAGAGCGCTAGACCGGGGGCGTGCACGAACACTAGTGTTTGCCCACTTGCGACCCGGCTGCTTGACACACTCGACCTTGACATCAAATCCCTCAAGCGGGTCGGTGATGTCGCCAAAGTCTTCATCAAGCATGATGTTCAGAAGTTCCTGATATACGGTCTTTCCGAAAGACCAGATGCGAACGCCCTTGTCTTCCTCTCCACGGACGACGACCAATGCGTAGCTTCGCATCTTTGGATAGAGCTTCTTTGCAAGCTCGTAAGACTCCTTCGAACCGTCATCACGAAGCTTGTTGATGAGTTCCTGGAAGGGATCAGGCTTTCCAAACTGATGAGGAGTGAGAAGGCCACGATTTGCACCAATCCCATAATAGAACCAGCGCTCGGCAAACGGCTGACCATCGTTATCAGGAAATGCAATAAGACGAACGGTTGAGGTCTCACCTTCCTGAGGACGCCACATCACGTTGCGACGAGAATTATTTCCACTCAGCTGGCCGAGCTTGCGGCGCAGCGCTTCAAAATCAATAGCCATTTCAACCTCCAAATTGGTAACTTTGCTATCGCTGTTTTCAAAAGGTGTTTCCACCCTTCAAACTGTATTTCAAATGTAGTAAATTTTCAAAAAGTTTATTTGTGTTATCGAAACAAGGGTCTCAAAAAGAATCTTCGTCGAGCGTGCTGCGGTACTCGATGTATCCTTCGACTTCCTCCCTCAAAGAATCCAATGCATCGCTTGAATCGGCTGCGGAAGGGGTTCTGCTCAAATACGAGGAGACGTAATCATCCATCGCATCGTTGAGACGATCAATCGAAGTAGTGCTAGCACCTTCATCTAGGCGCGCCTTCTCTTCCTTGATAATCTTCTTAAGCTGTCGCATCGTGATTTTCATTTCTTCCCTCTTTTCTTTTTTGCTAGCTTTGCGTTACCGAAAGCTTTTCCGGCTGCAACGTAGGGTGGAACACGCCTTCCAGGTTCCCTATTGGGATAATGAGGGCCCGTTCCAAGGGGTGTTGTGACGCCGCCAACTGCGCTGGAGACGCTCACCTCGTCTTGCTCTTCACCTTCTTGCTCATCATCCTCATCAATCAACGAAGACTCTAGTATGCGCCTGACAAGCAGCCTGATTGTTTCATGCTGCCCGGGCATTCCTCAGTAATCCTCACCTTGAGCGACATCACCAAGCATGCGGTGAAGCGCAGTGCCTGGCTTTGCCTGATCCGCAAGCCTCACAAGCACCTCTTCAATCTCGAAAGGATCCATCTCATCAAGCAGATCCGTGTGAAGATCATTTGCAGCCATTGACATGGCATCTAGGAACATCTTCTCCATGCCAACGCCCATATCTGACTCTTTGAGCTTTGCAGCCTCTTCCTTGATTATTCTTTTAAGTTGCCTAGGTGTAATCTTCATGTGATCCTCTTTGTTCTCCATGCGCATGCGCTTGTATAACTATTCCCTTCGTTTCGAAAAGATGTGCTTTGCGTGCTGAATCACTGTTGCAAGATCGGGTTCACCGTGAACGTACCAGCGATTCTCCTCGAAGTGAAACCCTCCCGCAAGCTGGATCGCAAGCCACTCATCCATCGTGAGCTTCACACCGAAGTGTTGAAGGAGATAGAGCGTGCGGTGTGAAACAGACATCTTCTGCACGCCGCTATCATCGTTGAACTTATAATGAGCACCAAGTTTCTCTCGGTACCAACCGCTATCCTGTGGCACAAGCCAGTCGTGTTGCAGGTCACCAAGCTTGCCAAGATCATGCAGAAGCGCAACCTTCACGATAGACCGCTTCAGGTCCGGATTGAGATCATACGCCTCAATGAGCCTTGTTGCAATCTTTGCGACCTGAAGTGATGCGTAAATCATTCCACCCGGCTCGCAACCAGGCTCATGAACAAACCTCGTGTTCGGTGTCATGATGATTCGCTCACCGAGCTCTTCAAACAACGCTTCCAGCGCGGCGGGGTCTTCAAACGTCGACTTTGCCAGCGAGCTGTACTGTGCCCAAATACTTTCAATATCCATCTAGCCCTCCGGCTAAATGTTATCCACCCTCTTGCGATTGTTCAGGTTTCTTTTCCGCAGGGGTTTCATCCCATGTTGCTCGTCCTCGACGTGACTTGTAGATAACTGCGCCGCGGCCCCTAGAATCATGTTGAACGCGAATGTCTTCTCGACTGTTGATATACTTTCCGTTGAATGCTGCGATGATCCAGAGCGCGAGATATTGAGTCATGGATTTGATGTCGATATTCCCGATGGGAACAAATATCCCGTTTTTGCCTCGCTTATCAGTTATCACAAACGGCTTTCCGAAGGCATTTGCAAAATCCTTTTGCTTCCTCGATCGAACGAGAAGATCGCCGATCGCTTCCAGAGCGTCTCGTTTGCTAGAAGCGCTTTTGACACCAAGAGTGCTAAAAATCTCTTCTGGTTCCTTCAAGCGCAAATCATCTCGTGGCCGGCCCCTATAAGATGACACGACATCATTTCCATCTGTCGTCTTCGCCTCGATAAGCAACTCAATCGCGTTCACTGAATTTCTCCACCTTGACTTCGAGATTCACCGGCTTACCGAGCAGATCAATCTCGATTCCATCTTTAAGTATTTCGCTCATCTTTGACATTGTTCCAGGAGGAACATCACACACAAGCTCATCGTGAATAAGAAAGAGTGGGATTGCTTCTGGAAACAAACTACAAATCTTAGAGAATCCCGAAACAGCAGCGTCAACAGCAGTGCTCTGAATGTACGCATTGAACCTTTTCCTATCGCTATCCGGATAAATTGGACGTCCATAAGCATTGTTTTCTAGGTCTTGATCTTCAATCTCATCAATACCGAAAATTTCCCTCAGCTGCTTCTTCTGCTTTGGTGTGATCTTACCGTACCTTCTGCCGGCATTGTGAATAGACATTCCGTAAATGATTGACAGAGTCAAGATCTTTGCCGTCGACCTTCCAAGACTTCCCTTGAAAACGTAATCATCGACCCAGGCATAAATGTCACCTCGAGGACTGTGCCCCTGAAGAGCGAGTGCAATTCTGGGTTCAAGGCTTGAGTAGTCAATCGAAACAATCTCGCCACCAGCAAACCTAGACTCTACAATTGACCGATGCTCACGTTTCAATGTAAGAATCTTCGGGCCGCTTGAGACAGTCATTCTGCCCGTTGACGTTCCGCACGTGTCATAAATGACACACTTTGCGACACCGCCTTCGCCTTTGAAGCTGTTGAGATTCGTGATTTGTCCTGGATCAGTCTCTGCACGCAGCGCAGCCGCAAGAGCGAGACCGTTGATATGGGCCTCGCCAAGCCCCCTCAAGAACCTCTGGTTATTCAGATATGTGTTTTCATAACCTGATTCCTCAAATGCATCCACAACGTCGCCACAGCCATCTATTAGACCCTTGATCGTCTCTTTATATGTCTGTGCATTTAGCGCCTTTTGCCAACTCACATTGTGCGGTTTGATGCCGAGTGAAAGAAAGAACTTTGCTTGTGGAAGTGAGACGAACGCAGGAATCTCCATCCTGAATAGTTCTGCAATCTTGTCCAGTGACATGATGCCTGACTTATCACCAAGCGTCCAGCATTCTTCAGGAGCCTTTGAGACCCATGTATAGCCATCATCAATGACCAAGTGAGCGTCTGTTCCCAATACGGATCTGTGGATGCAGTACTTCATGAAGAAGTTTACCGCGATTACGTATCGTTTACACCAGGCTGTGAACCCTTGTTTGCTTCATCGAGGTTCGTAATGAAGTTCTGGACATCAGTCAGCGCTGATCTGAACTTCTCAAACCCGTCAACCTGCGTGAACTTTGCAGACGTCTTGAACTCACCAGGACCGAATGTGTGATCGATGCCTGTGCATACGTAGAAATTGTCGACGTTTGTGTTCGTGTTGAAGTCGAAGAAAACGTTCTGTGCATAAGACATTAGGGGCATTCCAAACATTGTGACATTCAGCTGCGTTGGCTGAATGAA